GGCAAGGCGCACCCCGACAGCCCGAAGAAGATCGACGCCGCCGTCGCCGCCGTGCTCGCGTGGCAGTGCCGGCTCGACGCGATCGCGAAGGGTGTCGCGATCGAAGAAGAAGAGATGTTCGGCGGCACCTTCTGACGACCCGAGAGGGGGGCGACATGCTCGACGAGACGCCCGAGCTCGACAATCCCGATTACATGCTGCTGCGCCTCGGGCGGAAGCTGCGCAAGCGGCAGAGTGTGCTCGACGAGTGGTGGCGGTACTACCGCGGCCGGCCGCCGCTGCCCGAGTTGCCGAAGAAAGCCGAGGCGGCGTTCATCGACTTCCAGCGCAAGAGCCGCACGAACTTCTGCGGCGTGATCGCCAACTCGACCGTGCACCGGCTGCGCGCCCTCGGTGTGACCGGCCCGGACGGCGAGCCGGACGCGAACGCGGCCCGCTGGTGGCAGCTCAACCGGCTCGACTCGCGGCAGAAACAGGTATGGCGAGCCTCGATGTCACAGTCGACCGGGTACATGCTGGTCGGTCCGCACCCGACGCGCGTCGAGGACAACGGCCGACCGTCGCCGCTGATCACGCCCGAGCACCCGAGCGAGTGCATCGTCGAGTACGACCCGGAGACCGGCGAGCCGTACGTCGGGCTCAAGGTGTTTCACGACGAGATCGACGGCTACGGGTACGCGCGCGTCCTGTACGACGACCGGTCGTTTCCGTACCGGACCAAGGAGCGGTGCGGCAGCCGGCTGCCGTGGGGGCCGGACTCGTGGGAGTACCTCGGCGTCGGCGACGACGGCGAGCCGCACGACCTCGGTCGGCTGCCGCTCGTCGAGTTCGCGCGCATGCCGGATCTCGGCGAGGACCCCGAGCCTGAGTTCTTCGCAGTCACCGACATTCAGGACCGGGTGAACATGGGCGTGTTGAACCGCATGGCGGCGAGCCGCTACTCGGGGTTCAGGCAGAAGTGGGTGCGCGGGCACAAGTTCGCGCGCAAGGTTGACCCGTCGTCCGGGCTCACCGTGGTCGAGCAGCCGTTCGTTCCCGGACCCAACAACGTGTGGGTGTCGGAGGGTGAGAACGCGCAGTTCGGGCAGCTCGACGCGACCGACCTGCGCCCGTTCCTCGACGAGCACGCGAGCGACGTTCGCGACATGCTGATCATCAGCCAGACACCCGCGTACTACTACGCCGGCGACCTCGTGAACATCAGCGCCGACACGGTCGCCGCCCTCGACCTCATGCACGTCGCGAAGTGCCGCGAGCACATCGCAAGTTTCGGCGAAGGGTTGGAGGACGTGTTCGCGCTCGCTGCCGCGCAGGCCGGCGTGCCCGGCGACTACACCGAGGCAACGGTGCGGTGGGCGCGGCCCGAGTACCTGTCGCCGGCGGTGCGGGCGGACGCCGCGACCAAACTCAAGTCGGTCGGCTATCCGCTGGACATCATCGCCGAGGACCTCGACGAGACGCCCGAGCGGGTACGCCGGATCACCGCGAGCGCCGCGGCGGCCGCGCTGCTCGGCGCCTCGCTGCTGCCTGCGAACCCGGCGCCGTCCGCCGGCAACGTCGACGACGAGGGGGCGACCGGTGGGTGAGGCGCTGCAGGCTGCGCTCGCCGAGCGGTACGACGCGCTGTCGACGAGCCTGCGCGACCGCCTGATCACGTTCGTGCTGGACGCGTTCGACAGCCTCGGCTCGTACCGCGACAGCGACGCCGCCGAATTCCTCGACCGGGTGCTGCCGGTCGTGCTGTCGGCGCAGCAAACGATGGGGCAGATCACCGACGCGTACCTGTCGGCGACGATCGCGGACATGCTCGGCACCGCGGCGGCGCCGGCCGGCGTGCATCTGCCCGAGGCGCTGCGCGGGACCCCGCCCGACGAGGTGTATCACCGGCCGTTCGTCACCGCGTACACCGCGCTGAGCGAGGGCAAGTCGTACGCCGAGTCGCTCGGCGAGGCACGTACGCGGCTGCTCAGCATCACCGAGACCGACCTGCAGCTCGCCCGTACGCACGCCGCGCGACAGTCCATGGACCGGGGCGGCGTGCGGTTCTTCCGGCGCCGGCTCACCGGGGCGAAGAACTGCGGGTTGTGCACGATCGCCGCGACGCAGCGGTACCGGGTCGAGAACCTGATGCCGATTCACCCGGGCTGCGACTGCAAGGTTGAGCCGCTGCCCGGCACAAAGGACCCTGGGCACGTCATCGACGAGGCGCTGCTGCGCGAGGCGCATGCGGCGATCGCCAAGGGCACCGGCTCGTCGGACGCCGGCGGCCGATCCCCGGATTACCGGCAGGTCATCGTCACGCGCGAACACGGCGAGTACGGGCCGCTGCTCGCCGTACGCCGACAGAACTTCACGGGCCCGGACGACATCCCCGGCTCGTGATCCTCGCGCCGACACGGCGCGGCTGACGCTCACCCCACCCCGACACGGGAGACACCACCATGCGCACGCGCACTCTGCCCACCCTGCCCGGTATCGAGTCGGAACCCGGCTGGGCACACCCGTACCCGATCACGCCGTTCTCGCCGTACTGGTACGCGGACGGCGGCGACGACGGGGGCGACGACCAGGACGACGACGACGGCGACGACTCCGACACGGACGACGACGGCGACGACGACCAGGACGGCGACGACAAGACCGACCACAAGGCCGAGGCCGAGAAGTGGAAGGCGCTCGCCAAGAAGCACGAGGGGCGCGCGAAGACCAACGCGGCCGCCGCGAAGGAACTCGCGCGGGTCAAGCGCGAGGGAATGAGCGAGGCCGACAAGAAGGTCGACGAGGCGGTCGCGGCCGCCGTCGCGCAGGAACGCGTCAAGTCGGGCGAGCGGGTCGCCCGCTCGGCATTCCTCGCCGCAGCGAAGGGCCGGCTCGACAACGCGAAGGACGTCGCCGACGACGTCAACCTGCGCCGCTACGTCGACGACGAGGGCGAGGTCGACGAGGACGGGATCGCCGAGCTCGTCGACCGGCTCGCCCCCAAGACGTCCGGTAAGGGCGGGTCCGACAAGGACGAGAACGACGAGGACGACGACCGCGAGAGCGGGCGCGACAAGCGCCGGCGCCGCGGCGGCGGATTCGACCAGGGCGCCCGCCGAGGGCGCGGTAAGGGCAAGAGCGGCGGCGTGAGTGCCGGCGCCGACCTGTACCGCTCGCTGCTCGGCACGGGCACCGACAAGAGCTGAACGACAAGGAGTAGGCCATGATCCTCAGTCAGACGACTGAGCAGTTCGGGTCTGACGATCAGTCGTGGCTCGGGTCCGCGCACGGCACGGACGCGACCGAAACGATCGTTCTGGACACGAGCACGTTCACCCCGGCAACCCACTACCCCGAAGGGTTTTTCAAGTCGGGGTTCCCGCTCGGCCGCATCACCGCGACCGGCAAGTACGGGCCCTACAGCGACGCCGCGGGCGACGGTCGACAGACCCTCGTCGGGTTCCTGTTCGCCGCCGTCAAGGCGCCCGCCGACAACACCATCGACCCCGCGGCCGCGATGCTCACGCACGGCAAGGTGCGCGAGTCCCGTCTGCCGGCCGGGCACGGAGTCGACGCCGCCGGCAAGACCGACGTCGCCGGCTCGATCCGGTTCGTCTGAGAGGAACTGATCAAAGATGAGTTGGACTCTCGACACCGAGTTCATCGAGCCGACCGAGCTCACCGGTCTCATCCGTGCGGCGCTCGCCGATCTGCAGGTGAACCGCTTCACGCTGTCGCGGTGGCTGCCGAACGTCAACGTCGACGACATCGCGTACGAGTTCACCAAGGGCGGCGGCGGGCTCGCCGAGACGGCGTCGTTCCGTTCGTGGGACGCCGAGTCGAAGATCGGACGCCGCGAGGGGATCGGCAAGGTCATGGGCGAGCTGCCCCCGATCTCCGAGAAGATCCCGCTGAACGAGTACGACCGGCTGCGGCTGCGGCAGCTCGACGAGCGTGACGAGCGCGTGCTGCGCCTGATCGCCCGCGATGCTCAGCGGATCGCCCGCAACATCGGCGCCCGCTTCGAGGTCGTCCGCGGGCAGGCGCTCGTCAACGCGCAGGCGCCGATCACTGAGCTGCAGCAGACCGTCGACTTCGGGCGTAGCGGGACACACTCGGTGGTCGCTGCGACGCTGTGGACGGACCACGCCAACGCGACGCCGATCACCGACCTGCGGTCGTGGGTGAACACCTACCAGGACACGAACGGCGAGAGCCCGGCCGTGATCCTCGCGCCCGAGGCGGCGGTGACCAACTTCGCGATGTGCGAGCAGGTGATTCGGCAGGTGTTCCCGCTCGCCCCGGCGGGCACGGCACCGATGCTGAACAACGAGCAGGCGAACAGCGTGCTGCGCTCGCTGAACCTGCCGCCGTTCGAGATCTACGATGCGCGGGTCAAGGTCGACGGCGTCTCGACCAGGATCACGCCGAGCAACGCGATCGCGCTGCTGCCCGAGCCGGGCGCGACGACCGCGGCGCAGCCGACCGAGCTCGGCGCGACGCTGCTCGGCACGACCGCCGAGGCACTCGAAGCCGAGTACAGCCTCGTCGCGAGCGAGCAGCCCGGCATCGTCGCCGCGACCTACAAGTCGAAGGACCCCATCCGGCTGTGGACGCACGCCGCGGCGGTCGGCATGCCGATCCTGCGCGAGCCGAACCTGACCTTCAAGGCTCAGGTGATCGCATGAGCCGGCGACTGATCGCGTACGTGCACGTCGACGGCGTCGCGTACGGGCCCGGCGACACGGTGCCGCCGCGGGTGGCGAAGCGGATCGGCGACCACGCATGGACGGACGCCGACCAGGACGGCGCCGGCGAGGCGCCCGTCAGCGACCCCGGCGGCGACGTCGAGGCGCCGCCCCGCTCGGGCCGCGGCTCGGGCATCGAGGCGTGGCAGGCGTTCGCCGAGAAGCACGGTGTCGGCACGGACTCGGACATGACCCGCGACGACATCATCGCGGCCGCCGAGGCAGCCGGCCTGATCGAGCGAGAGGAGTAGGGCGGTGGCGGCGTTCGCAACGGTCGCACAGTACGAGGCGCGCGCCGCCGTCACCCTCCCCGAGGGCAGCGCC